GGAGGTCCGTCGAATGCGTTGTTTACAAACACATCAAAGTCTAAACTTATTTCTGCAATCTCTTTGGCATGTTTTGTAATGTCGTAACCTTGCGCACGACTAATACTGGTCCCGCCAAAGACTTCTGTCAAGTGTAGTCCCAGCCCGCGATTACCGCCAGTGATTAAGAATGTTTTTGTCATTTTTGTTTGGTCCCATACCTTTTGAAACTGTTTGCCGCAGGTCATTGCACATTCAAACAATCTCTCGGGAAATGTATTATACGCCCAACTGTTCACAAGGTCTACCCAAAAAGAGTTAGCAAACACTTGCTCCAATGACCGATGATGTATGTTTAAATTGTCCGCTCCGTGTCTATCAACAAATTCCTGCACTTGATTCTTGCCATCCGTTGTGCTCAAATCATTACTGCATGGCAGCACAGATTGATCACGAAACCTAGCATCACTTAGATTGTGATTTAACATGTTGCATGGCAGCACAAGTCCCGCGGCATTAATAGCAACTTTGTTGCCTTTTAACGAGTCGCAACAAATTTCTGTATTGGCAAAGTATTCTGTGATATCTGGATGTTGTTTTTTTAACTCAGGAAGTATGGCAATGCTTTTGTTTTTGTATTGTTTCAATACTGTGGGTTTGATAACATACTCTGTTTGACCTTGCCGATTCTGCACAGGCCACTCAGAAAATTCTTCCATGGTGCGGTGATTTAAGAATCTACCAGTTGCGCGATGTTTAAACTCTTTGAACCCTAGACTATTGCTTAACTCTCTTGCCTGCTCAACTTGATGCTGATTGTGTTCAAATATAATATAGTTCCACACCGCACGTCCGCCTGCATTGATATATGCAGTGGCATTGTTAATAATCTTGCCAAAGTCTGTGTTGCGCCTGTACAAGTGATTGGTATCGTTGAGACCGTCAATGTTAAAGTCTACTTGTCCGTATCCGCCAATGATCTCTGCCATTGCAGTCCAATATTCTGTGTCATGTGCTCCGCCATTGGTGTGTATGTACAACCAAAGTGTGGGGCACTTACGTCTAAAGTCACGTAGTATGTCCAGGAAGTCTGGATGCATAATAGGATCACCGTAACTGCCACAGAAGAATACTTGTCTTAATCTATTGCACAAGTCTTCAGTAAACGCAGAGTCTATTATCTGCCTAGGAAGGTGTTCCAGCGTAAGATGTGGGTTAAGCACACCTCCATTGACGTTACGAGGACATTGCGGGCAAGCGGCATTGCAGTAAGTAGTTACTTCAATTTGATACTCGTCAATTACATTGTAATCAAACAAGTTGCACCTCTCTTTGCCATTGCTGTTTAAATGCTGTGCCTTCGGAGGTTGTTCCGCAAACAGATACGCAAATCGGGTCTGTTGTAGGTATAGCATTAAAATCTGTAACAAATTCTTGTTGTCTTGCTCCTAGCCAACAGCAAGGCCCAATATTTCCTTGAGCATCTATATAAACACTTTTTTCATTTAATGCATGGCAACTAATACTGTCATTTATTTTTGTTTCGATAGATTGCCACCCTATTGGAAATTCTAACCGATCAGTAAACCCACGCTTGCTAACTTTAGCACGGAACCATTTAAATCCCATGTCTCTAGCAAGCTGTTCGCACTCGTCTACTTGATGCTGATTGTGTTTATAGACCAACATGTCCCAGTGTGCTGAGCCGCCGGCAGCAATAAATGCTTCAGCATTGGCCATTAGCTTGGACCAGTTGACATTGACTCTATATATTGAATTTGTTGATTCAATCCCATCGATGCTAAACACAACATAGTCATTGGCTTGATTAAAAATTCTTCCTAGTTCGTGCCACCACACTGTGGTTTGCAAGCCACCATTGGTATTCATGCCTAACACAATGTCTGTGTTAAGTGTTCGAAACTCTTGATAGATGTTGAGTGTGTGTTTACCAGCGGCAGGATCTCCGTAGTTACCACACATGAACATTTTGTCTAGCTGTTTAATTTTTTCTTCGTCAAATACTTTTAAAACTTGATTCATAGAAAGATGATGCTGACGATCTTTTCTAAAATTAGTATCAATTTCTCGAGCACACAATGGACATGCCGCTTGGCACACATCCGTTGGTTCTAAATGTAAGACTTTTATATCACGCAAGGTCAATATCCGTATTGTAACTAGTAAAGCCATTCTCTTTAATCACTTTGAGAATGTTTTCTACACGCCCTGCAAGTTCATCTCGATGGCTCACAAGCCAAATACTCTTGTGTCGCTCTCTGCTCATCTTTTTCAACAATGCAAGTGCATTCTCTACACCTTGTGTGTCCAATCCGTTGTCAATGAGTTCGTCAATGAACAACAGGTTAATTGGCGAATACAAACTTTCCCATACATCACGGAATGCCCATGACATTGACAGGATCAAACGATTTCGCTCACCACGCGATAAGTTGTCAAAGTCAAGTTCGCGACCTAGTTCTTCAATGCTCACAGTTAAATCGTTTTGGAACTTAACAGTATGTGGCAAGCCAATACGATCCAAATAGTGTGTTAATCGTGCGTTTAGATAACTCAAGTTTTGATCAATGATTTTCTTGCGCACAAAACTGTCTTTGCTAGTCAACAACTTGAGCAAAAAGTCTTGGTGTTCTTGCAGTCGTGTAAGTTCGTTAAGAGCGTCGTAACTTACAGTCTGTAATGCTTGTTGTTGCATCTCGGTAATTTGTTCTGTGTACGGATCCTTCTCTTCACCTTTAGTGGCAATCTGCGTCAACAGCGTGTTCATACGACTGCGATGTTCAACAGCCTGTGCTTCTGTATCGTAATGTGTGACAGGTTGTGCTCCAACCATCACAGGTGTATATTCTGACAACTGTTCAGAATAAGGATCCGTTTCGGCCTGTTTAGCGTCAATCTTGTGTTGAATATTTTCCAATTCACTTGAGTGACGAATGGCTTCTGTTTCGGTTCGATAATGTGTTGTAGGTTTGATGCCTAGCGTACCTAATGCCTGTAGTGCGTCTGTATTTTCCATCCATTGAGTATTGGTACTCAATGCTTGCAATGCGGCTTCTTGTAGGGCTTTTTGTTTTGTGGCCAATACTGTTTCGTGGTTGTCATCATGAAAATCTTGACCACATGCATAGCACTTGTGATTTTTTAATTCTTCAATTTCAATTCGGAGTTTGTCGATTGCTTTTTGTTCTTTTGCTTCATCGGCAACACATCTAGCAATGAGTTTCTCAAGATCTGCAATATCTTTGGACTTTTGCGTGTAAGCAGCCAAGTCCACGTGTGCTTGCAATTCTTCCGCGATATCAATGTGACTGAGATTATTGTAAGTCGATTCTAACTCAGCAATGTCTTTGTCTTGTTTTTGTTTCCATGCAGTCTGTCGACTAACAAGAGCAGTGTATGTGTCTTGTTGTTGTTTACGTGTAGTCCACAAGGCTAACTCTTTGTGTGCCAATAGCTCTACTTCAATATCAATCTTTGCCAATTCATCGTATTGTCCAGCCAAGTAAGCTAAATCACCATCGTACTTTTTTTGCCAAAGCACTTGTCTACGACGGAGACTTTCAATCTGTTCTTCAATGCGTTTGTTGGCTTCTTGAACCGCACGGATGCGGAATTCTTCTTGACTAATACCATCTTTGGTTTGACGGTTAAGTTCTTTAATAGAATCAGCACGTTCAGAGAGTAAGGTAATGCCCAACAACTGTTCGATAATGTTGCGTTGATCATTGGCTTTTAAACTTAAAAACGGTTCAGTATAAGTGTTTAGTGCTAACACATGTTTGAACATGTCGTGACTCATGTTCATAACACGTTCGATAGCATCTTGTGTTTCTCGACTGTCACCTTGCGCTTCATCTGTAGACACTTGTGCTTCGTTGTTGACATAGAAACGCAACACATTAGGTTTGCGCCCACGCTCAATGCGATACTCTTGTCCGTTTACAACAAAGTCCAAACTGACCAACATGTTCTTGCCATTGGTTTTGTTTACAAGATTATCTTTGCGAATGTTTGACAGTGCTTGCCCATACAAAGCATAGCTTAATGCATTAATGATTGTGGTTTTACCTGTACCATTACGAGATCCGTCGCCTCCCAAGTCTAAGTTCTCACCTAGTACTAATGTAAGGTCATTACGATCAAAGTCAATGCCTTGAGTGGCATTGCCAACACTCATAAAGTTTTTAACAGTTAAATTTTTAATTTTGATCATGTTTATGTATTATGCACGACTATTTTGTTGCCATAGAGCAAGTGATATTGTACCCAGTCTCCGGCAAAGAAGTCAATTACTACTTTGCCATCTTGCCACCAGTCTGTGGTTACGATCGAATCGGATGCTCCCGCGGGAGTAAAGTTACAAATTTGTGATAGAATTGCCGGAGTAAGTTCAAGGCCCCCAAGAACACATTTTTTTAACACAACCGACGACCTTAGGTTTGTTAGAACAAAGGTCAATTGATTTGGTACTAAAAATTTGAAATCTAACTCAATTTCTGGTTGCACTATGCTACTAACTGTAGCCAAAGTGTTGTTACGATCCTGTATTGTTATTTGTAAATCTGCAACAGGGCTTGCGCATTCTATCACTAGTTTAAGATTAATATGCATCTATGTTAAATTTTAATTGATTACGACACAGGTCAACAAGCTCTTTCTGATATGTATATCTAGTTTGTCTATCTATAGTTTCAGTTTGCCATTGTCTTGGGTTGTTAACATCGACAATAATTTTGTATTTGTCAATATTTCTTTCTAGACCAGTTCCTGGCAGAATTGTAGCCTGTGAAAGAAAAAGTCTATGAATTGTGCTGTTGTACTGTGCCCTATCTCGAAACCACTGTTTTGTAAATTCATAATCCTCTAATGTTTCGGTAGGATACCCTGTTATAATCATTAAGATTATTTTGATATTATATTTTTTAGCCATCTCAAGATGAAAATCAATATCTTTATTTTCAAAAAATTTACCAAGTGATTTTCTAACATGTGGCACTACACTTTCAACTCCTAATGATAATGTAGCATTTGTTGCTGCCATCTGTTGCCACATACTTTCTGGATGTTGGCTCTTAGGTCGTACAATAAAAGAAGCATTCCAACTAATTTGTTCGGGCCTGTACTTTCCTTGGTTATACTCATACATAAGAGACAGTAACCGTTTGAATTCTTTGAGATTCCCATTGGTTATACTGCTTCTAAAATCAAAGTCTCGCATGTTGTACTGCTCAATCTGATAGAGTATTTCTTCAAATATTTTTTCAGCACAACGAGATTGAAATTTTTCCCAGTACTCAATTACATCGCAAAACTCGCAATTCCTTACGCAGCCTTTAGAGTCAACAATTGGGATATAATTTTGTGAATACAAATAAAAATTGTAGTCTGACCAATCTGGATACGGTAGTGAATCAAGGTCTGTGGTTGGTGCCCACATGTCAGAATTTATTCCAGGATAGCTATAATTGCCATTAATGTATTCAATCAATGATTGATCACCGTCGCCGGAAATCCAGTCGTCAATTAGCCCTTTATTTTTAATGCCAGTACGAAAATGATCCGTTGTGCTGGCAACATGATGCTTAATTCCAGGGCCCCCAATAACAATTCTTGCTTGCGGACACATTTGGCGCAAAATTAAACACAACCATAGTGTAAAATTCTGACATTCAGATGTTAGTAAACTTAGTGCAATAATAGTTGGATTTTTATCAGCAATACGGTTAGCACAATAAAACAATATTTTAGATACTTCCTGTACAGTCCAATCTTCTGCCACTTGAGAATAAAAGAATTTTTTTAGATTGTTGTATTCAGGATGAGATTTAAGTTTTACCAGGACCTCGATATTAAGATCCATTGCAGTTGATTGTATACCAGCCTTAGTAAGAGACGCTTTAAGCACGGCTGGCGCAGCCATTGGGGCATGCATACTATCGACCAGTGGCATACTAGCAATTACAACTCGATGATTGGATTTAGACATTTTTATAAGTTCTGATAAATTTTTAACAACAGCTTTGGATCGTAGAATTCAGATTCAATGTTGGTAAGTTGATCTGTAACAATTTGATCAACTGATTCAAACTTTACTTCACCTGGCGACATGTCTGTATCAACTCCGGCATTCTTGTTTGGGATAAGAGCCATTTCTCTCAGTCCGTAATCTTTAATATAAGTTTCTTTGATAAAGTTGGCTTCTTCGTAACTGATTTCAATGTCTAATTGCACACGAACATGCATGTCTTTTGCAAGCACAGTTGGAGCATTATCGATAACATTGCTGAGTCCTAACACCCTATACCTGGGTTGATCGGGCCAGGCATGATACACAGGATCTTGCCCCCATTCTAACACAGTCATACCGCGTTCGTCGTCGCCGGCGTCGGCATAGTTGTGCGGAAAACAATTGCCGATGTAAGTGATATTCTTTTTGGTTTGACGTTTGTGAAAGTGTCCTGTAAACACATGTTCAAAGTTGTTGAAATCTTCACGCCGGATCTCTCCGTGGTCTGGCATCTCTACCATGGCATTCATCATGTATCCAGGCAACTCAAAATGCCCAAACATGTACTTGCCTTTTAGTTTAGAAATGCGTTTATGGTCATCGCCACAGAGCCAAGGAGCGATAACAACATCACCGCTAGAGAACCAGTCATTACAAATTTGTACGTTCGGGAGATGTTTAGCCCACTCGACGCTCTGTACATCGCGTTTATCGCGATAATACAAATCGTGATTTCCAGGGATAAAATAAACAGTAGAAAAGTTTGCATTCAAGTGCTCCAATGCCCGTAGGCTATAGTTAAGGGTAACAATGTTCAGACTCGACCGATTGTTGTGCCAGTCGCCTAAAAACAAACAAGTTTCGCAACCTTCTGCTTGAGCTTTGGCTGTGGCCCATTTGACAAAAGCCAAACAGTCTTCGTTGTGTAACGTGCTGTTTGACTTGAGTCCAAAGTGAATGTCGGTAAAGATTGCGGCTTTTTTAAAAAGATTCATACAGGATATAGTAGTTCTTTCAATTGTACACTATTTGTCGGAAACTTGTCAAGCCCGTTACACTGCATTTCGAACCCGCGGTTTCTCAATTCCCATTGTAAATATGATTCGGTAGCTAACGCCACTGAATAGTGGGACCAGTCAAATTCCACTTCGTTAACAACTGAGTTTACAATTTCTTTAGCTAAAAAATCTTGGTTGACATGTGCTTGACATTCAAGCATTTGCGTATGATAAGATTCTAATACATCAATCGGCCTGAGTAATTTCATTTTAGTTTGATTGGCAATTCTTAAAATAACATTTTGAAAATTGTACAATAAATCGTCAATTGTTACAAGTATACAATTAGATTGATTATAATGCGCTTTTTTATTCCATTCAATTTGATCAAAGTACATTGGCATCATATAGTAACTTAAAAATTCTCTCCTGATCCAATGAGGAATTCGATCAACTGGGGTACTGCGATCAACTGGCCAATTGTCGTAGATTTTTTTAATATCAATTGACTCAGATTGAAATGCATGTGTCCACCAATCCTCCCATATTTTAGTAAAATGATTATTCAACAACAACAGTAAGGTATTTTGAGTAGGATAGATATAAACAAAAAAATTAACCTGATCCGAAAGTTTGTTGAGAATTTTATGCAAGTCGTCAGTCTGTGATATTTTTGGATGAAATCTAACAAACGGATATTGGTTGTCAGACTCAACGTACTGATTCCATCTTTCTATGTTTAATAAATGATTGCCTTTGAAATTATGACTACTTCCTTTTCTGGTCAAAGGCGAGTTTATGTCTATGTCCAGTGTTAGCATAGTTAAACACCATTCTAAATAAGTACCGTATCCACCGCTATGAAATACAATCGGTAACGTATTTTTTTTACTCATTTGTAATAGACGTATTGGTCTCAGACACAGCAGACTCTTCTCTAGGCTTGGCCACAATGTATGTGGTAATGGTAACAGGACCACTCAGTGTGGCCATACTGGGCTTGGAAGCATTTTGGCGTGTCCAGGACGGGCTCAGTCCGTTGATCTCCAGAATGTCATCACGGATGTTTTGGCTTTTCTTTTCTAAATTAAGAATACGAGTAAAACTGTTGGTGATGGCCGCAGTGTAATAGGCAAATGGATTCTGTGACTTTGACTCGTCAAACTGCAGGCCAATCTGGCTCAACTGTAGCAAGGCTTGTCCGCGCATTTCTTCATTATATGTGTAACCACGCCAGTTGCTTCGTGTAGCATAGCGTTCACACAGTTTCATAAACATGTGTGCTAGTTTGCGTGTCATGTCGCCATGGTCTTTGCTGAAGTAGCCAGTTTCCAAATCACCTTTCCAGTGACTACGGCCTACAATGAACCGTTCTTTATTCTCGTCTAGTCGCCAGTGTTCAAACGGAGGAAAGTTCAGTCGCTGACGCACAGGGTTTAGCACCACATCATCTAGCAATTCGTCTAGTGAATCATCCACTGGTTCATCTTCAAATTCCAGCAGGTCTTCGATTTTTTGTTTCTTCTTTTGTGCAGATTTTGGAATCTTTTTCTCAGCCATTGGGATATGATCCCAGCAACTGATACGGAATACCAAGTCTGTATTTGGGATCTTAACAGGATCTACAATGATACCTTCGCGCTTCAAACGGTCAGCACGATTGCGTCTTGCTTCTGCAATAGTACGCTGGTTAATTTTCTCCAAACTGGGCAAAATAATGTCGTATTGGCTGTCAATAGCAGGATCTCTATAGTAGCAATAGGTGTTTTTGCTGGCGTGTATCTCTTTGAGAATGTCTCTATTATTGAGATAATTTACTTTTGGTGCAGTGGGGGTTGATGATATTGATTTCAACGGATCCAGTGTAGATGCCGTTCGTTTAGATGTTGCCACAGGCAGTGTCTCCTAATAATGTATTTATTATAACACTTTTTACTGCATTGTCAACCTTTGTCATTATCTGACCAGTTTATTTTCGCGATAAATATCGTATAGGAAAATCATATGGCCACTACCCCGGGTTACGATCCAAAAAAAGCAGAACTTTTTAACAAACTCCGTCAGGACGGCTTGAGCGAAGACGCCGCCGCGGCACAGGCCGGCATAACTAGTGCTGAGACCGAAAACTATGCAATTGGTATGAATGGACAAATGGGATCATTTGTCGAAAGCTTCCCGGCTTCAGGAAAACTCGTAGACAAAGGTCAATTCACGAATGTGGACTATGATGTAAAAGCAAACGCACCAGTAAGTTCAAAGACCCCAACAAACTACACTACCACTAGCACTACAGAAGTAAGCGGCGGAGGCTCCACTACTATTACTGCGGGTGCTGATCAACCTACTGCAGCCAGCCGTGCTCTGCAACCGGCTATCGACGCTAAACAAGCAGAAATTGAACAATTTAATAAAGACAACCCTAGTAACTTTGCTAGAAGAAAACTAGGATTGCCGCCACTAACCCCTGAAGAAAATCAAGCACGAAATGAAAAAGCATTAGAATTATCACAACAAAAGGTAGAACTTGCTAACCAACAAGCGTCGGCAATGATACCAGGCACGCCAACAATCACTACAGTACCTAATACCACTACTACTACCACTACTGTTACCAGCGGAACCACATCAGTTAATAATGCTGTGCAATCTCCCGGCGGTTCTGATCCTACTATAAATCAACAAACAGAAACAAACTTAGGAGTCGCAGTTGGCGCCTCTAATGTACAAACATCACCTGATGCTGTTGACGATCAGTATACTGCTCGTTACGATCAGTATGCAAGCAATCGCACTAGAACTGTTGCTCCTGAGGCAGAAGAATCAGTATTTGATCCGGCCAACGTTGACCCTAACTCGGATCCATTTGAACAGGCAAGATTTGAATCAATACAAGCATCCGAACAAGAATCTCCCATTGGAATTGGCCCTGAGGATGTTGATCCAACGACAGACGAAGAAGCCATGGCGCTGGAAGCACGACAGGCAGCGTTCCGAGAAGAACTAGCACAACAGGCCACCGAAGCCGAACCTGTAAACAATGATGACCCCAATACAGTCTCCCCTTCTAGAAGCTTTGCATTCAACCCCGATGAAGAAGAAGAGCGCACCAATCTCAATGCAGCCATCAAGCAAGGCACACTGGAAAAAGCACGAGCACAAAACACCATTGCCAACCAGCGTAGAAATCCCAACAACGGTGATTGGCGTGTCAAGTTGAGACTGGCGCCTGGCGCCAACTATTTGTACAATGCACCCGATCCAGGCATACTACAACCGCTCAAAGGCACTGGAATTATATTTCCCTATACGCCTACCATTGCTACATCCTACAAAGCCAACTACTCAAGTTACGACCTAACACATTCTAACTACAAAGGTTACTACTATCAGAGCAGTGCAGTTGACCCGGTCACACTGAGCTGTCCATTTACAGCACAAAGTACTCCCGAAGCCGAATACCTGTTGGCAGTGATACACTTTTTTAAATCAGTAACAAAAATGTTCTACGGTCAAGATGCCGAACGTGGCACACCACCTCCGTTGGTTTATCTAACCGGTCTTGGTGAGTTTCAATTCAACGAACACCCTTGTGTGGTGCAGTCATTTACTTACGACCTGCCTGCAGATGTGGACTATATACGTGCTCGCAGTCAAAACGTCAACAACAGTAACATGCTGAACAAACGTCAAAGTACCAACCCCACAGGCCCGGGCACAACCTGGGGCGGTGGTATACTGGGCAATGTTTTAGGTGGAGCAATCAATCGTTTGGCCAATGCTGGATTACCCAAAGGCGGAATGAACATGCCGCCAGCACCAGCATCGTTTGGACAAAATAGTCCGACCTATGTGCCAACAAAAATAAACATATCTATATCACTGCTGCCAGTACAAAGCCGCAAGCAACAAAGCCAACAGTTCAGTTTAAAACAATATGCCAGTGGTGACCTACTCAAAGGAGGGTTCTGGTAATGACAACTTACAACGCAACCAGTCCATACTATACCACAGGTTATAGTCAGTTCTTTTTGGATACTATGGTCAACAGGCCCATACCCAGCCAAACGGATGACTTGCCGTTTACAATCAATCAAACGTATCAATATCGTCCTGACCTGCTGGCCTATGACCTATACGACTCTGCTGGCCTATGGTGGGTGTTTTATCAACGCAATCCCAACACACTAACAAAGCCACCCTTGGACTTTGTAATAGACACATTTATCTATGTGCCCAAGTTGAGTACACTGCGTTCAACGCTGGGATTCTAATCAATGGCAACTGCATCAGAGCTACAAGCAGAAATTGCTCGTTTACAAGGAAGACTTCGCATTGCTCAAACTGGGCTTGCCACGTTGAATAGAAATTTACAAAGTAATCAAGCAATACTAGCAAGATATACCAATGAAGTGGCAACCATTCCTGGACAAATTGCCGCATTACAAACTCAGTTGGCTGCACTGCAAACGCCCACGCAGTCGGCAGCCACTGCTGTTGCTAACAGTACCGCAGGCGCTACACAAAATCCTGCACTAGCAGCCACCAGCACCAGGCGACTAACAACCACTGAAGCTGCCACCCTGGCACAGAATACCGAGACCGGCACCAACCCTCCTGTAAAGACCTTGACAGAGACACAGAGTGTGCCGCCTGCTACGTCCAGTTCCACCACTGCTACAGAAGGTCGACCTGGCGGAGCACCCGGTGTTGGTGCTGCAGGCGAAGATGGTGCTACAGCAGCCAACACAAAACAAATTATAGCAGCCGCCCAGGCAAACCAATCAACATTTGCTCCAAGAAACAATGTACTAGATCAATATGCCAGTTACACCTACAACATTGGCTGGTATCTACTGACACCGGAACAATACACTGCGTTACAAAAAACCAGTAAGATGACCATAAGCCAATATAACTTGTTGATTCAAAGTGGCGGCGCACCATCCACAGTGGAAGGCGTACAACCCGACTTGACAACCAGTGGTGCGGTAGCCGGTGTTTTGCAATCTGCTGGAAGAAATCCATTTTTTGGCTTAGACTACTATTTTGATAACTTGGAAATAAAAAGTGTTGTCACTGGCAAGGGATCTAATAAAGCACACAATGCCGCAGAACTCAGTTTTACAGTAACCGAAACTGCAGGCATAACACTGATTGATAATCTTTGGAAAGCAGTCAAGGCCTCCTACAAAGATTCTAAGATACCCTATTCGGCCGCAATATATGCACTGGTCATAAGATTTTACGGATATGACGAAAATGGAAAAATTGTTCAAGCCAGCAATTCTGACAACAAAAACGCTATAGTGGAAAAAATTATACCTTTCAAATTGGCTGACATTGATTTTACAGTGTCTAACAAATTGATTGAGTATCAGGTTAAAGGAGTTGCAATTCCGTACACAGTTGGGTTTGGAACAAACTTGGGCGTGATTAAATCAAATATTGAAATTTCAGGTGCCACTGTTAAAGATTTAATGACCAAAGGAATTGCAGTAGTTGAGGTGTCGCCTGCGGATGGAAGAAGATCCACACCAACCCCTGCTAACCCAACCACACCCACACCATCTGTTAAAGATACAGTTAGTTCTACTGCCTTAATGGCCACTGGTACAGATTACAATCTAATAAATGATGACGGCATGGCATTTGGCGTCAGTGGATTATCAGGATAAATTATGGCAACACAAGCAGACGTACGACGTATAGATAATGCTATAGACGCTAACACTCCGGCCGCAAGTGCGCCGCCCAAGGCCAGCGCGGCACCAAGTGTAAACAAAAACATTGCAGTTGGCCTAATGGAGTCGCTGAACAAAACAGAAGCCGAACTGGTAAAAAAAGGCGTATGGGAAGTGGCAAACCGGTACAGTGTAGAATTTGCCCCGGCAGCACTTGGTAATGCTCGTGTTATCAAAGGTGGAAAACCCAACAAAGCAAAAGTTCCAATGCAACAGGCAAAAAATCCTGCTGACAAAGTCAATCCTGAAAGCAACTCAGCAGACTATGATGTTAGAACATTTGACTTTCGTGCTGGCACACCAATTGTGGTCATCCTAGATGAAATATTAAAAAACAGCACGTACATTGCTGATCAGGCCGGATACATCAATGACGAAGTAACTGGCGAAGTAAAACCTCAAAAGCCATTGGGTGACTTGATGTGGTATAAAATTTCTGTGCAGACCACACCAATACAACCCTTTGATAAAAAACGCAATGATTTTGCATATGATATCACGTATGTAATTTCTGCATATCCTATCAACAGTATGCAAAGTGAGTATTTTCCAACAAGTAAAATTCGTGGTCGACACAAAAGTTACAAATACTGGTTCACCGGACAAAATACACAAGTTCTCAGATTTGAACAAAAGTTCAATAAACTCTACGCTACAACTTTTACCAATCCAAAAATTCTAACAGATACAAGGATAGCAAACAACAGAGAGGCCCCACCGAGAGAATATCAAGCCGCAGTGGCTGGAAGCAGTAGTCAAGGCGCAGAAGGCCAAGCCAACGCAGTGGGTGCATCGGCTGCTGATTATCTGTACAGCAAAACTGACATTGCCAACTGTGACTTGACCATTGTGGGTGATCCTGCGTGGCTACAGCAAGGTGAAGCTGCCACAGGCGTCAGTTCACTGAATTACAGTTTTAATCCATTCAATGCCGACGGCGGAATCAACTTTGACGCACAAGAAATTATTTTTGATCTACAATGGAATCCTGGCGTAGACTATGACTTGACCGGAACTGGGTTAGCCAATCCCAATGTCTCCAGTACACCACAGGCCATTTACACCTACAAAGCATCACATGTGGTTAGCAAATTCAGCAGAGGTAAATTTGAACAAAATATCAAAGGAGTGTTTATTGACTTGTTAGACACAAGTTCTAACAAACCGACCTCGGCACAACGAGATACTGCCGCGGCAGTTCCTGCCGCTGTGCGACCAGCGGCGTTGGAACAGGCAATTCCCATACCTACATTTGCCGAAACTGGTGGCGGTGCGGCCACAGGAAATCCGATACTGGCAAAAGGAACGCAATTGGGCAATCCCAATATTAGACCGGGTAGTTTGCGTGAGCGGGCCGCTCTGGCCAATGCAGCCAGAGAGACAACAACTAAACCAGTACAAAAAATCAATAGAGATACATAATGTCAGATAATATTATTAGAAATGGCGGCGTTGCCCAAAACTACAAATTTGATCGCGGTGGCACACCTTCGGACTTTGGACCATTTGTCGGTGTGGTAAAAAACAATGTTGATCCTACTAGACAAGGACGACTACAAGTTTACATTGAGCAGTTTGCTGGACCAGATCCTGAAGATAAAACACTGTGGCGTACTGTTAGTTATTGTCCTTCATTCTATGGAGCCACTCCACCGCAGCCAGGTAAAAAAGGAGACACTGACAGTGTCGGAGGATATCTTGATGGCAATCCTCAAAGTTACGGCATGTGGTTTACACCGCCAGATGTTGGAGTTAGTGTGTTATGTGTATTTGCCGGCGGCGACCCAAGTCTTGGATACTACATAGGTTGCATTCCAAATGCTGGTATAACGCACATGGTTCCGGCAATTGGATCAAGCAAGGCGTTTGATTTGCAAAATAGTGATCAAAAAAGTTATTACAATGGCGCTACAGTATTGCCGGTAACTGAAATTAATCCAAACAATACTAAAATTGACGATAATCCGCAATTCTTTAATCAGCCAAAGCCTGTGCATAGTGTGCTAGCCGCAGAAATGTTTCAGCAAGGCACGTTAGCAGACCCGCAACGTGGTCCCATTGGTTCTACAAGCCAACGCGAAAGTCCAAGTGCTGTATTTGGCCTAAGCACTCCGGGACGAGCTGTGTACCAAGGCGGCTTAACAGAATCTGATATTAAATCTCGCATTGCATCTGGATCAATTTCTGCTGCTGACATAAATGTTATCGGCCGTAGAGGTGGACACAGCATTGTATTGGATGATGGTGATCTAGAAGGCAACGATAAATTATTGCGAATCCGTTCTGCTAGTGGTCATCAAATCACATTGAGTGACGATGGCAACTTCTTTTACATTATACATGCCAACGGCCAAACCTGGTTAGAGTTTGGACAAGAAGGCACAGTTGATGTGTATGCTACAAACTCGGTTAATGTGCGCACACAAGGCACAATTAATTTACATGCAGACAAAGATATTAACATGTTTGCAGGCGGCACAATCAATATGAAAAGCATGGCAGGCACCACGTTAGAAAGTGAAAAAACAATAACTTTGTCCAGCAACAACGAAATGACTCTTTACAGCAAGGCTCGCATTGCAGTACGTGCTGATGGTAGTCTTGCAATGGTCAGCAATAACGGATCGTGGAATGCTGGCGGTGCCATGGTACTACAAGCCGGCGGTATTGATCTCAATGGCGGATCTACTGAGAATGTAGAACCCCCGGTCAAATTAGAAAAACGTGTGATGCCAGAAACAGAATTTAACAATGCTACAGGATGGCAAATATCCGCTACAGGGTTAGAAAGTATTGTAACACGGGCACCAACACACGAACCTTGGCCCTTTCATAATCAAGGTGTTGATGTTGAAGTAGCAATGGAGGAAGGACAGCCAACTACTCCGCCAAATACTCCACCATTGCCGTCGGGCTGGTCAGGAACAGTGGAAGGTTAAACAAATGGTTAAATTTACATTTACGTTGCCAAACGGACAGTTGTTTACATTAAACGGCCCTACTGGCGCAACACGAGCGCAGGCAGAGAAAATATATCTTGAACAGTTGGCCGCAGGAGCATTTGTGGGATTGCGTTCAGGAGACCAATTGCAGTCCCAAGAAAGCATGACTGTGCAGTTTACTCAATCACGTCTTGATCGCGGCACAGCCGGCGTCCCGGATACTCCGCTGTTGGCAATCTATAAAGGCGGCGACCTTGGCTCAACAATTATATCTTCGTTGCCAGTTCTTGCAGATGTTCCTATTAATAATGGCATCACAGTGGCAGATTATGTAAGCCAGTCGACTGTGACAGAAGGCATTGGACCATTATCCACAGCGCAAGTGCAGGCTGTTATGGCCGCTGTTGCAGCCAGTGTATGCCAACCTGCTGATGTTGTAACTGATGAACTAGGGGTTGGCAAGTACGGGCTAAGTGCTCAACAATTAGAAGATGCAGGATACTTAAAGTGCGGTACTACTGCTAGATTTTTAGGACAATCAGAATGAACAGTTTAACTAGTGTATTAAAAAGTCCCAGCGTATGGACCGGCAAGGATGGTGTGTCTGGTGTAGCCGACTTGTTAAAAAATCCCCCACTACAAGACAAAATACAATTTGGGTTAATGAAATCTAGTTTCGATACCTTAGTAAAAACTGGTCAAATTGTAACCCCTGGCACCGATTTAAAAGCACCTACCGGCCTGTTATACAATGCCTCTGCTAATGCAGGGAAAAGTTTAATATCACCCACTGCCGGGTTAAAACAGGCAGCCGGTTCACTAAGTGGAGCAGCCACAAGCAGTCTAGCCGGCCTTGCAGGCAGTTTGTCTAGTGCTGCCGGCTTGAGCAGCATCACTGGAAACTTGGGCAGTGTATCAGCATTGGCCAAAAATGGAACAGCACAGCTCGGCGGACTATTGGCCAATGCCAGTAAGTTTGGAGTTGGCAATGCAGTTGAATGGGGCAAAGGAGCATCTGGCGTAACCAATGCTATATCTGGAATCACTGGTTCGTTAGGTGGAGCTGCCTCGGGTGTAGCCGGCGCATTGTCGGGTGCTGCCAGCAATTTAACATCTGGTTTAAAATCACAGATGGACTCACTGGCCAAACAAGGACAATTTGCAGTTAACTTTAGCGACTTTAAATTACCTGCGGCAGTGACAGGTATTGTTCCGGCTGCTGGATTTAAAGGAACCGTTGATAGATCTACGTTAAATGCGGCAACTGCTAAACTGATTGGCAGTGATAAAATAGCACTACCCAACTTCAGTCCTCAAGCAGTGGATACATCTGCATTAACTGATGCCGCAAGTAAAGCTAGAGGATTACTAGCAGGCGGATTAGATGCTGGAGGCCTGCTGAGCAGAGCCGGTGGCGCCGGCGGGTTAGGAAGTATAACAGGATCGCTAAATGGTGCAATAAGCGGCGCTACATCTGCGTTGAGCAGTGTAACTGGCAGCACAACTGCGTTGAGCAGTACAGTACGTAGATTAGGGTAAATATTACTATGACAACATTTGTAGGATTCAACACTATTAACCAGCCAAAGAAATTTACATTGGTAGATTTTGAGTTGATCAAACGCGACTTGCTGAATGCATTCAATATACAGCAAGGGCAACTGGTCGGCCGACCTGGTTATGGCACAGTGATTTGGAGTTATCTGTTTGAAAATCAAACGCAAGATACTGAGCGAGCAATCCTGGCAGAAATACAACGTGTTGCTGGTCTAGATCCAAGAATTTATATTCAAACTGTTGAATTGTTTCCACAAGACAATGGCATACTTGTACAAATAGCATTAGACACAGTTCCTGGCCAAACAACACAATTCCTGACACTGTTTTTTGATCAGCAAAATCAAACTGCCGGCTACGTCTAAACATAAACTGGGTGGTTTATTTTCGCCATAAATAATCTACAAGATGGATTATTATGGCAAAAACTACTAGACAAA